CTGGTGTTCAGAAAACCCATATTATTTTTTTGACTGATGGTGCAAGTAATGAGATAAGGAGCAAATTTACTATCGAAACAGATACAACTGGCGAAGATTTTGAAACTGTAGATAGAAATTTTTGTCCGTACTATAGTAGCTACAGAAGTTCCGTCAATGCTNATCAAAATGTTTATTTTGANCCNANAACCAANACAAGAGTAAATTCTAAAGATNTNNNNGGCCGNAGNGTCCAAACTAAATGTCTTCTAAAACTTCTCAAAAAAAGATGTCCAGAAGCAAGTATTGTAAATTTCTTTGTTGCTGGAGAAGGACGCAATGGTTCAGTAAGAACAAAAATTTTCCAAGATATTATTGGATATGAATGGGAGCACGAAGATTTAATAAAAGAATATAGAAAATCTTTAAGAAAAGATAATTTTGCTATGATCGCCGGCGGTCAAGGGTTCGATACTATTTACATTTTGCCCGGCATGAATGACCTAGATATGGACTCAGAGCTTGAAGTTGAAGTAGGTGCTTCAAAATCAGAACTTAAAAAAGCATTCAAGCAAATGTCTAACAAGAAAATGCTGAACCGCCCATTGCTAAATAATTTCATAAAAATGGTCGCTTAGCCATTGACTTTATGGTTTAGTTATGTTATTATAGCTAGGTAAGATTGAGATTGAGATTTTAAATTAATGAGAGAGAATATATATTATGATTACATTTACTCCACAAAAACAAAAGTTTATTGATTCTGCAATAGAAATGTTTGGTTCGGGTTCTACTTTGACCAATCAACAAGTTGTTGATGCTTCTAAAACTGCTGGTGTTCCAAAAGCTGGTTGGTTTAAAAAGAAATATAAAGTTGGCTATAACCAATTTAAGTTACCATTAGAAGCTGCTCCTGCTCCTGCATCTGTTTCAGAAACTTCTGATGAGAATACTACTGTAAGTTTGATTGCAACTAATATGGAAAAACAAAATTTAATTCCTGCTCCCTTTGAAGGTTTTGTGCCTTGGGGTCATTTTAAAACATTAAAACAAATTACTAAATCTGGTTTATTTTATCCTGCCTTTGTTACAGGATTATCTGGTAATGGTAAAACTTTAATGATTGAACAAATTCATTCTGATATGAATAAAGAACTTATTCGTGTCAATATTACAATCGAAACTGATGAAGATGATTTACTTGGTGGTTTCAGACTAGTGAATGGTGAAACAAAGTTTGTGCCAGGCCCTGTAATCGAAGCAATGGAACGCGGTTGTACTTTACTTCTTGACGAATGTGATCTGGGTTCTAACAAATTAATGTGTCTGCAACCTGTCCTTGAAGGTAAAGGTGTTTATCTCAAAAAAGTCAATAAGTGGGTCAAGCCTAAAGATGGTTTTAATGTGATGGCAACTGCTAACACTAAAGGTAAAGGTTCAGAAGATGGACGCTTTATTGGAACTAACATTCTAAACGAAGCATTTCTTGAAAGATTTGCAATCACTATTGAACAACCATACGCTTCTGCTGCAACAGAAAAGAAAATCATTGTCGGTTCTATGAAAAAGAATGGTGCTGTTGATGAAGACTTTGCAGACAATCTAGTAACTTGGGCAGAAGTAATTCGCAAAACTTTCTATGATGGTGGTGTTGATGAACTTATCTCAACTCGCCGTTTAGATCACATTGTAAAGGCTTATGCAATCTTTAAAGACAAGTCTAAAGCAATCGAATTGTGTGTTTCCAGATTTGATGAAGATACTAAAGATTCATTCTTAGACCTTTATTCTAAAATTGATGCTGGTATAAATCCTTTAGAAGATGAACAATCAGAAAAAATTGTCGAAGATGAATTAGTTAAATCAGAATGTCATTTTTAAAGTACTATAAACATAATAGGAGATAATAGGAGATAATAAGAGATAATATGAAAAAACAAAATGCTTTTAAAAGAATGATAATGCTCTCCGTATCATTGTGGCGAGTTGTGATGAACGTGAAGTACAACCCACTAAAATATGTTCCTTGTCCAAAATTACAAGCTTACTTTATGCTAGTTTTGTTTATGATTTGGAGTGTATTTTTTGGATTTGTCGCTTCAGTTCATTTAGGATTTGTGAATTACAGCACTGTAGCAAGTATAATTATTCATCTATCTATAATTGTGCCTTTAGTTATAACAAATGCAGTATTCGTAGATGCAGAACGCGATGGCCACAAATGGTTAGCTGAGTGGAAAAAAGAGCAGTCCAGATATAAAATATTTGCAAATCGTTTAAAAACAAAAAATGCTGTTATATGGAAACCAGATATAGAAGCCTAAAATATTACTTAAAATATCGTAAATAAGTATTACATTTTTATGACATGGAATAAATATTTATGATAACCATAAAAGTTATCTCCACTTAAAATCAAAAAAGGAGTTAATATGAAAAGGTTTGTTTTAGTTGTAATGCTTGCTAGTTTGCCATTTACAATACAAGCTGCTGACCGAGAGTTTCAAAACAAAGTAAAGGTAAAGTTTGATCTTATACAAGACCTATATCTTCAAGGCACTTTGAAATCTTATCAAACCACAGAAGATAATTTTTATCTTGCATCAAAAGAAGTTGTGTTTGGTAAAGTTTGGAAACCAATTAGCAACACTAAAGTTAATACATATATTGAAAAAGATTTTAATAGACGAGGCAAAAATAATAATACATTTACAGGTGTTGATGTTGAATTTAAATTCGATCTTACAAAATAATTATGTAAAAGGTTGTAATCTATGGTTACAATCTTTATATATAATAGGTGATGCCGTAAAGGGTCACACACAATAATCTTGCTTAAATTTAAAAGGAGATAACTATTATGGTTACAAGCAAAAATATTAGTATGAGTTTCTTAGATCAAGTGGCTGCACTCAGTCCTTACACTGTAGGTTTTGAAAGGCAATTTAGTCGATTAAAAGACTTCGAGAGCTTACAAAAACAATCTACAGGATACCCACCTTATAACATTCGCAAAGTAGACGACTACATTCATGTAATTGAACTTGCCTTAGCAGGCTTCAGTAAAGATGATGTAGAAGTTGAAATTGCAGATGGCAAACTAACTATTCGTTCTGTAAAAGAAAGTGATGCTGAAGATGATGGAACAATTCATCGTGGCATTTCTTATAGAAAGTTTAATCGTCAGTTTACACTTGCTGATGATATTGTAGTGAATGGTGCGTCATTAGATAATGGTCTTTTGACTGTTACTTTGGAACAAATTGTTCCAGAGGAAAAGAAACCAAGACTCATTGAAATAAAATAAAAAAAATCAGAAAAGGGGTTGACAATAACCCCTTTTTTGTGTTATTATAGATGGAATAAATTGATAAAGGTTATTAAATATTATGGCAGAAATATATGAATTAAATTCTGGAGAACTAAAAAATGGTGGAGTTGCTAAAAAATCCAAAGACGGCCAATATATCATACCACCATGTACTCCAGAAGAATGGGAAACCATTGTACCTACCGAAAATGATTTTAAACATGTAAAGCGTGTAAACAAAAAGACTCTGGCAGAAATGTCAGAAGAAGATATTCTGTTTGAAGCTAAAACAAAACGATATAGAAAAAACTTTGCACAACGTCATAGAAGTGTTTATGAAGAACACGAAACGAATGGCACATTAGATCAACTTCCAATAGACAATATGTTTCATCCACAAACTACAGGGGCTCCTATACCAGCAAAACAAGGTACAAGTTTAGGAATTGTAATGCGACCACAACTTGCAGTTAACATGATGAAAGTGGATATTCCAATTGATGTAATTAATGAAATCAATGAGCATATTGAACAAACACTTATTCCAGAAGATAAAGATTTTTCCAAAAACTTAGTTGGTCAAATTAATCGTAGTAAAAAATCAAAACAATTAGAGTTTCCTCATAAAAATTCTGATGCTGGTGAAATGTTGGGTAGTTTAATTCAAACTCTTGGTGATACCTACATGGGTAATGTGCGAAAAGGTGAATGTTATAAAACAGAAATGGATAGTATGTGGACAGTTCATAGTTATGAAGGTGACTATAATCCTTTACACGATCATGGCACTAAAACACCAATTGGACTATCGTGTATTCTATATTTGAAAGTACCAGACCAAATTGCAGCTCTTCCAAATCCTGCTGAAGAATTTGGTGGACTAAATGGTTCAAGTGGTGCAGTAGATGGATTTACATATTTCAATTGGGGTACTCATGGTGTGAGTGATTATAATATGTTAAGATCAGCAACCGAAGAATATGTAAAACCAGAAGTTGGAACTTTACTTATGTTTCCGTCATGGTTAAGACATTCTGTAAATCCATTCTTTGGAGAAGGTGAACGCAGAACTTTATCTGCTAATTTGAATGTAAACAAATTTGAAGAACTTGAGGACAAAAATTAATGACTGATTTTTTAAAAGACATAATTAAACAAACAGGCAACGAATATGCATCACTAGTTAGTGATGGTGTAGAAGCAGGAGATTGCGATTCGTTTATTGATACAGGAAGTTATATTTTCAATGCATTACTTTCTGGTAGTATCTATGGTGGATTACCCGACAATAAGATTACAGCAATAGCTGGTGAGTCAGCAACAGGTAAAACTTTCTTCGTGATGGGAATGTGTAAATCCTTTCTTGATGCAAATCCAGATGCAGGAGTTTTATACTTTGAATCTGAAAGTGCAATTACAAAATCAATGGTAGTCGATAGAGGTATTGATCCTACAAGAATGGTTATCATTCCTGTAACAACTGTACAAGAATTTAGAACTCAAGCACTCAAAGTGTTAGACTCATATCTTGCAAAGAAAGAATCAGACAGACGACCAATCATGCTTTGTCTTGACTCTCTAGGAATGTTATCTACCACCAAAGAAGTAGAAGATACTTCTGATGGTAAAGAAACCAGAGATATGACAAGAGCTCAAGTTCTTAAAGCTGCATTTAGAGTATTGACTTTGAAACTTGGTAGAGCAAAAGTTCCTATGGTTGTTACTAATCATACATACGACTCAATGGGTTCTATGTTTCCAACTAAAGAAATGGGTGGTGGTTCTGGATTGAAATATGCAGCTTCATCTATTATATTCTTATCTAAGAAAAAAGATAAAAATGGTACAGAGGTTGTCGGTAATATTGTTCATTGTAAAAACCACAAATCAAGATTGACTATTGAGAACAAAATGGTTGATGTTCGTTTATCTTATGAAACAGGATTAGACAGATATTATGGATTGCTTGAACTTGCAATCAAACATGGTATCTTCAAACAAGTATCAACTCGTATTGAATTACCAGATGGCACTACACAGTTTGGTAAGACGATTAACAACAATCCAGAAAAATACTTTACAGAAGATGTAATGCAACAGATTGATGACATTGCTAGTAAAGAATTTAAGTATGGTCAAACAGATGTACCTCTCGAAGATGATGGAGCAATTGATGTACAAATATAATGAAGATGCTACTTTAAATGAATTAAAGAAGTATATTGACTCCACTTATGATGCACACTATAGTAAGGATAAATTCCAAGCTACAGAGTTCATTATAGATGGTGGTCATGGTGAAGGTTTTTGTATCGGGAACATACTCAAGTATGCACAACGCTATGGAAAAAAAGATGGCAAGAACAGAAAGGACTTGCTAAAAGTAATACATTATGGTATAATAGCATTATACGTCAATGAATTGGAGAATTTAAATAATGAAACTAAGTAACTATACAACTTCTGTATTGAAGAACTTTTCGACTATTAATCAAAATTTAGTGATTAAGGAAGGAAACACAATAACAACAATGTCTGCAATGAAAAACATTGTTGCTAAAGCTGAAGTGGAAGAAACATTTCCACAACAGATTGCAATCTATGACTTGAATGAATTTCTAGGAGCATTGTCTTTGTTTACAAGCCCTGTTTTAGATTTCAGTGATAACTATGTTATGATTAGTGAAGAAAACAAACCTACAACCAAGATGAAGTATTTTTACTCTGACCCATCTGTTGTAACTAGTCCTAACAAAATGATTACTATGCCTTCTAATGAAGTGAAGTTTACTATGAGTAGTGAAGATTTATCTAGACTAAAGCGTGCAGCTGGTGCAATTGGTGCCCCTGATATGGTTTTAGAAAAAGATGGTTCTAGTTCATCACTTACTGTAAAAGATAAAAAGAATGATACTGCTAATAATTATTCTCTTGATGTTGATACTACAAGTGAAGGTGAGTTTAACTTCTACTTTAAAGTAGAAAATATGAAACTTCTTGATGGTAATTATGATGTAGAGATTTCAGCTAAAAATATTAGTCACTATACAAATAAAAGCACTGACATAGAATATTGGATTGCACTTGAACCCGAATCAACTTACACTGCTTAATTTAGGTACACTATATAATGGAAAAATATTTATGGGTGGAACAATATCGCCCAACAAAAATCAGCGACTGTATTTTACCAGATGATTTAAAAGACACATTTTCTGAGTTCGTTAATAATAAACATATACCAAATCTAATTTTATCAGGTGGGCCTGGCGTAGGCAAAACTACTGTCGCTAAGGCTATGCTTGATGAAATTGGTTCAACATATATGATGATTAATGGTTCAGAAGAATCTGGTATTGATGTCCTGAGAACTAAAATTAAGAACTTTGCATCTACTGTATCCCTCGAAGGTGGACGCAAGTATATCATCTTAGATGAGGCAGACTATCTTAACGCACAATCTACTCAACCAGCTCTGCGTGGTTTCATGGAAGAATTTCACAAGAACTGTGGATTTATTCTTACTTGTAATTATAAGAACCGATTGATACCACCATTACATTCTCGTTGTAGTGTTATTGATTTTATAATTCCAAATGACCAGAAACCTAAACTTGCAAGAGATTTCTTTGATAGAGCAAAGGATATTCTGAATAAAGAAAATGTAGAGTTTGAACCTAAACCTGTTGCAGAACTTATGAACAAGTTCTTCCCAGACTGGCGTAGAGTATTAAATGAATTACAAAGGTATTCTTCATCAGGTAAAATTGATGCAGGAGTGTTGGTAAATTTATCTGAATCTAATATCAACGATTTAATGACATCTCTGAAAAATAAAGAGTTTACTAATGTTCGTAAATGGATTGTACAAAATTTAGACAATGATCCTGTGCGTGTATATAGACGTATTTACGATAGTTTATATTCTAATTTGGACTCTAGTACTATTCCTCATGCTGTTGTTATTATTGCTGATTATCAATACAAGGCTGCATTTGTATCTGACCAAGAGATTAATCTGCTTGCTTGCATGACAGAATTGATGGGTCAGGTGAAGTTTAAATGACCTATGAACTGAAAGATTACCTTAAAGAAATTAACACAGATAAAAACCCTCTGATGGACACAGATGATGAAATGTGGGAAAAGAAATATCCTGCTTTTATCGTAAACAAATGTCTAGCACCATTTCCAGATACTATCCACTTAGTTAACGAAATGAATCTCCACAACCACCTTGATAAAAAACTACAATTTGATTTTTTACTCGCGTCAGTTCGGCCTAGAAAAAGATTTACTCCGTGGATGAACGCGAAAAAATCTAAGGATATAGAGTGTGTTAAAGAGTATTATGGGTATAATAATGAAAAGGCAAAATCTGCTCTTAATATATTGACTGAGGAACAGATTTTAAACATTAAATCTAAACTTTTTAAGGGTGGAAAGTAATTTGTCCTTTGATTATTCTTAAATAATCAAATTATATAAATAGTAGAAAGGAGATTTCTATTATGGCATTTACTGAAGAAGAAAAGAAAGAAAAAAGTAAATATGGCAAACAATGGCGAACGGACAATAGGGATAAAGTCTCATCACAAATTGCGAAAAGAAAAGAACAATATACGGATATACAATCCGTCTACTATAAAAGAATGATGAGAGCAAGGGCTAAAATTAGAGCAAGAGATAAAAATATTCCATTTGATATAACTGAGAATGATATTATAATACCAAATACTTGTCCTATATTTGGTATGACCTTAAAGGCTGGTAAAGGTAAAGGTGCGAAAGGCGACAGCCCTTCGCTGGATAGAATAGTTCCATCTCTTGGATATGTAAAAGGAAATATACAAGTTATTAGTTCAAAGGCAAATCGTATTAAAAGTGATGCTACAATGGAAGAATTGGCTATGTTGTTAGAATATTACAAACACTAAATAGATTGTGATGGGCCCTTGATGAATCTCTAATAATATGTTATAATAATTAGAGGGCTCTACCAAATTTACTGAAGGCGAGTAAACTAAATAATCTAGAGTATGTTAAAGAGTATTATGGTTACAACAACGAAAAAGCAAAGTCAGCTCTTAAAATACTTAATGATGAACAAATAAAGGCTATCAAAGATAGTTTGAATAAAGGTGGAAGAAATGGAAAGCATTAACTGGACACAGGGGCAGATGCTTGAAGTCGTTTTAAAAGAACCAGACGATTTTCTAAAGGTACGAGAAACTCTATCTCGTATTGGTGTTGCTTCAAGAAAAGAAAAAATACTATATCAATCATGTCATATTCTACACAAACAGGGTAAGTACTTTATTGTACACTTTAAAGAACTGTTTGCATTAGATGGTAAACAAACTAACTTATCAGAAAATGATATTGCAAGACGCAACACAATCTCAAAATTATTAAAAGATTGGGGATTAGTGGAGATTCAGGCAGAACTAGAACCTATTGCTCCTCTTAGTCAGATTAAAATTATTTCATTCAAAGAAAAAGATGAATGGGCTCTTGAAACTAAATATAACATAGGCAAAAAGAGAGAAATTTAATTTTGGAACAATTCAAGTCATTTATTACAGAAGAAGAAAAACAGCAATCATATCGTTTTGTCATTATCTATAATGACCCAGAAAATATGACTGATGATTCTAAAGCAGAAGCTGAAGAAATGGCAGTTAATATGATAAAGTTTGGTAATGAACTTGGACTGAAAGGTTTTATATGTAGAATTGAAGATGCATACATATCTCACAAAAATGATAAAATGTATATACATGACATTGACGATAAAGAATTTTTGATAGATGAAAATACTTTAATATTCAACAGGTCTAAATCAAATGATTTTGCAAACTGGCAAGGTCTGATGTACGAACTAGAAAAATCAGGTGCTAATGTAATAAATTCACTTGATGTTCATATACTCTGTGCTGATAAATGGAAAACATACATCAATCTAAAAAAAGTTGGTGTTAAACAACCCAACTCTCTTTTGGTAAATAGTCCAGATAAAGTAGGTGATGTGTTTAAAAGACTGAAAACAAAATTTCCAATTATTCTAAAAACACAACTAGGTACAGGTGGTATCGGAGTTGTAAAAATTGAAAATGAAACACAACTACTTGCAACCTCACAACTTATTCATAGGTTGGGTCAAGAAAGAGGCATGTTAATACAAGAGTTTATTGAACTTGATTATGATATCAGAGTAATTGTTATTGCTGGTAAAATACATGGTGCAATGAAACGACCAACTCCAAAAGGGGATTTTAGAAGCAATGTGCATCAGGGGTCTGAACCAGAAAAAATTGAATTAACTAAACTTGAAGAAGATGAAATATATAAAACAATGAAGGCACTAACACCTAGAGGTGGTTGGGTAGGTGTTGATTTAATACCAGCAAAAGATAGAGAAAAAGAACGACCCTATTGCCTAGAAGTTAATTCTCAGCCAGGCACAGTAGGATACAACACAATAATAAAAGGAAACATTCTTGAGGATGTTCTTAAAATATATATGAACAGAGATAATTGGAAAAAGTATGAATAAATTTATAGTTGATGCATTAAGAAAAAAATATGAATATCAAATTGCTTTGAGTAAAGCAAATATAAAAAATTATAACGATGGCGAAACCCCTGCAAGTGGAAAGTATAACTACAGTAGTGCTGTAGATCCAGTTGGTGCTGAAATTGAAAAATTAAGCACTGCAAAAAATAATCTCAAAACTCTAAATTCAGAGTATCCAATAGATAAAAAACCTCAAATTCTTTCAGAATAACTCTTGACAATCCAACAATAACTTGGTACAATGTAAGTAATGAATGAAAAAATGCGAGGAAATAATTACTTGAAATATTTTAGATATACACTCGATGATCTTAAAAAGTCATCAGACAGAAAACTATTTGATTACATATCATTTTTCGCAGGCGGTGGTGGTTCATCTGCAGGCTATAAACTTGCTGGTGGTGATTGTAAATTTGTCAATGAATTTCAACAAGTCGCAGTAGATACTTATCTTGCAAATTGGCCAGAAACTCCACATCATATTTGTGGTGATATTAAAGCTGTTTCTGGTCAACAAATAATGGAAATGACAGGTATTAAAAAATACGAATTAGACATACTTGATGGTTCGCCTCCTTGTCCACCATTCTCTATGTCTGGTACTAAGAAAAAAGGTTGGGGCAAAGAAAAGACAGCCTATGGAATGAAACAGAAAAACATAGAAGATTTGACTTGGGAACAGATTCGTATTGCTGGTGAAATGATGCCTAAAGTAATTGTATGTGAGAATGTAAAAGGTCTTACAATGGAATATGCATCAGAGCATCTTGCACGAATGGTGAATGATTTTGAAGAGCTAGGTTATACTACAGTTTATAAAGTATTAAAAGGACATGAGCAAGGAGTTCCACAAAAAAGAGAAAGAGTATTTATTGTATCAGTTCGTAATGATGTACTTGATGCAATCAATATGCCATTCATGTGTGTTGCAAGTGAAGTGTTTCCAAACCCAGAAAAAGAGTTTGCCTCTATTGCTGATGCAATAGAAGATTTACAACTGAATGATGAAAACAAACTAGAGGCACACGAACTTGTTGCAACAATGAAAAAAGGTGCAAAGTGGAAATGGTTGAAAAGACTAGAAAAAAATCCAGATAAAGTTGTATCTGTTGGAGATGATGTAGTTAGGCCGTGGTATGATAAAGTTATTGCACATAGAATCAAATGGGGTAAGACTGTACCAGAAGCAAAACATTCGTTTTTTCAATCTAGACGAGTGCCTTGGAATCAAGCATCACACACACTTTCTGAACAAGGACTACAAACAAGTCTTGCTGTTCATTTACACCCAGAAGAAGACAGAGTTTTTACTACTAAAGAATCTGCAAGAATAATGACTCTCCCCGATGATTATATTCTTACAGGCACACTTAATGAGAAACTTGCCCGTATTGGTCTTATGGTTGCCCCTATTTGTATGAAATATCTGGCAGACAATATCTATAATAATATATTAAAACCATATAAAGAGTTGTAATACAAAAACTTATTGGTAAGTATGCTGCAAAAACTTCTGGCAATTTAAATGAATTTCTTGGCGAATAGGCCTTGACTTTTGTTATAATAACGTATATACTATGCTAGAAGATTGAGATTGATATAATTATGGAGAATGTGAATTGACTACTAAACCAAAAAATTTATTGGAAATGGCGCCCAAACAAAACCCTGTCATTTGTGTAAAAGGACAAGAGGTTCTTAAATATGCTTGGGTTAAACTAGATGATATCAATGCAGTTAATTGTAATTGGGGTAGGTTTAGAGGAGTCAAGTCTACTGGCGTTCAAAAGATTAGAAGTCTAATTCAAACTGGTCAGTATAATCCAATTCATTATGAGCCACCAGTGATTGATGAGGAGGGTAACTTGATTGCTGGAAAGCATAGATACGATGGTCATGACGCTGAAGGTGAGATTTATATTTGGGTTGCAATCTGTTCTTTTGTAGATGATACTGCAAAGAATGAGTATGCACTTGCTGAGAATATGAGAAACACTTTCAAGACTATGGGGTCAGAAGAGGATTTCATTTTCTCTATTGCACAGATAGTTAAAAGAGGAGATATCAGCGAAACAAAAGGTGGTGTTAAGGGATACATTCAAAAGAATTACCCTGACCTTCCTTCAAGTTTTTCTAGTAGAGTTAAACTTGCAGAAGATATATTGATTGAAGCTGGAGTTGATTATACTCCAATCGAAATAATGTCAGATGAAGTTATTATCAAAGAATTTCATAATGATTATGGAATTGATATCAACCAATCTACAGACCACATTATAAGAAAACTTACTGGCAAAAAGGATTTGAAAAAGTCTGATAGATGGATACGATTACAAAGAGATTTACTAGAAGGTTTATCACAGGGAGTTGAATATACAGTTGTGGTTACATTCACGGAGGCAAACTCAACTGATATTCCAATTCTAAGAAAGACTTGTTCAGAATTTCTGCCTGACATGATTTCAAATGCTGGGAAATTAATGACAGGCAAACAGAGAGCAAAAGTTGGGTCAGTTAAATTTATATTCACTAGACAATTGCCAGATGAGGAGATTTTCATTGAACAAGTCTAATACAAAAAAGAGAGTTTCCTATTCTGCAATTAGAGGTTGCATGGATGATGGACTATGGGATTTAGTAATACATAGGAGAGATATCACTAGACAGTTCTACGAAAGTATTAGTAAATTTAAAACTGGATGGATGAGTCTAGAAGCACAGGACTTGATTAAAAATGGCATTGAACCACCTACCGCAGACCATGTTCTTGCACCACAAACTACTGCATACTTTATATGTGACAATTGGAATACCTATTGTGACTTTGATAAGTATTGTAAAATTTGGGATCTCGCTTCTCAAACATGTGATGTGACTAGCGAACAAAATAAAAAATTAAGAAAATGGACGGGCAAAACTTCAGCTGATGTTCTATGTCCTATCAATGAAAGATACGATAGGTGTGGTATCAGGCTATACAAAGAGAACACTGGATTTAATGATAGAGTTATTGATAAGCCATTCAATTACCCATTTGAAATCCCCGAAGGATATTTAGAGTATGAATCAAAAAATCTGTTGTTGGAAAAAGAAGTAGCATGATTATAATGATAGGTGGAATACCATGCTCTGGTAAATCCACATTAATGAGAAGTCTAATTCAAGAAATGGGTTCGCATGAAGATGTTGAACCCATGAA